ATCAAGACGCGCTTCCAGGTTATGGCGAAGTTTCTGTTTCAGTGCGCTCCGGACTTCTTCAGAGCGCAGGACGTCCTTCACTGCCTCTGCAGTGACCAGGGATGTAATTTCTGACATGGGATTTTCTCGTCGAAAGGTGTGATTAAGAAAGTTGCCGCTAAATGAGCGGCTCTTCGGGTTTGCTTCCGGCTGACTGACTGGCGCTGATTTTCTCAGCGGCCCTTTTGTCAATCTGTCTGCGCCAGAAGTCACGCATGGCCCTGTACCCACCCGAAAGGAGATACAGCACACAGACCACCGTACAGAAGTACAGCATTAACTGGTTCAGAAATGTCATAATTTCTTTCCGTTATTGTTGACAATAAGAACTGTTTTCATTAAAAACCAGAGTACGAAAGTATCGTTCCTTTATTTTTTCTCCATAGGTATCACCACCGCCAGCGTCCATTCCTGTCGCTGGCGGTTTTTTTATCATGCCGCAGTGTCTGTGCTGTTCACTTCCACCGCAATGCTGTCTATCAGTACCGGGTAAGTCGCACCTCTGGTAATGTCTGTCACATGCAGTTTATCCGCCGCAAAGGCACTGACCGGTGACTGCGTCAGCGTGAACGGTGTGCCATCCTGACCATCAATAACCGGCGTCACCTGCAGGCTGTTATTCCCGGCAAAGCGGAAAGCCAGCGTATGCCATTCGTTATCAAATGCGCCAAAGGTTCCCAGTTTCAGGTTGTTTGTCGCCACTTTCGCATTGTGGTACATCACATTCAGGTCTTTTGCATCTGTCTGGATGTAGAACGCTGCCAGCAGGTTATTCCCCCCGTCTCCGGTCAGGGCAACGCCCTGTGGCAGTGAAGATACCGGCCAGTAAAACGCCATAACATACTGGTTCGCAGCCAGCGCTCCCGAAACCTTAAAGCGGCAGCGAATCTGCCCCCCTTTCTGTAACAGAGCCGCACCGTTGCCCGCGGCGTACTCCAGCACCCAGCTGCTTTTACCGGCTTCCTTGGTCAGCTTCACTGCCTTACCTCCGGTTCCCTCCGCATCGCTGACCACTTCTGCCCTGCCGCCACTGGCTGACCATCCCTGTACTTTCAGGCTTCCCTCTGACTCGCTGGCAAGGTAAGAGAGCAGTGTTGTGACGCCTGTGGCTTCTGCACCGGAAGGCGATGACGGGCGCACCTCTGATACTGTCGATGATGCCCCCGCGTTTAGCGCCACTCTTCCCGCATGGCGCAAAATCGCCGTTGCCAGACGGTCGGAAATAATCCCGCGGCGAGCCCATGAACTGAAATGGCTCGCCCTGTCCTGTGACGTCCAGGTGGCTGAGCTGTCACGCCATTTCGAACCGTAATATCCGATACCCGGAATGTCCGGGTCTTCTTCCGGTTTGTTCGTCGGCACATTCACCCCGTTCTCATCCGTCATGAACGGTACGAAATGGATATTCTTTTCCGTTTTGTTTTTGTAGCTGCCGTACACCGTCTGGTACGAGGATTCGTTCTTCTGCTTCCAGAAATACGTCGTGTCCCCGCATATCCAGGGAACACCGCCAGCAGAGCCACCGACGCACTGGCCTGCCATATCCGCCAGGTCTGCACGGAATTTATCAACCAGCGCACCAAACTGTGCGGCGTGATTTACCGGCGTACCGCCAAAATCAAATTCCCCCTGCATCCACACCACGGCAAACAGCACATTTTTCGGATTCTTCTTCAGTGCTGCTTTTGTTCGACCGATAAGGTCCTTATACAGCGGCTTGTCCACACCCCAGCGGGTTGAATTCTCCGAGGCACCACTCGCGTCACTGTATGTGCCATCGGCTCCGGTGGTGAACGCTGAACCACCACGACAGCACGGAACCAGCAGAATGCCCGCATTCGCCGGTATAAACGGCAGCAGTTTTTTGGCGATATGCAGCCCCTGCCCCACGGTTCCGTACTGCCCCTTTGACAGGTCCGCTTTCGGATGGTTAAGACGGCTCATGTCCTGCACATCATGCAGACAATGGTCCGCCGGAATGATGTCGTTATATTTGCATACTGCACCGCCCGGTGTCACCGTACTGCGACGCGCTAACTGTTTAATACGTGGATCAGGGCTGTCGAATGTATCCGGCAATGGCAGTCCCTCACCGTATGACATACCATTGGACTGACCAGCAAGCGCGATCACATAGTAATATTCTGGCGCAACAGAAGGCGCTGAGGTCGTCGGACGGTTGCCTGGCTCCTCTGGTGATGAGATGCTCCCCTCACTCACAACTGGCTGGATGAACTCCGCACCATAACCAGCTGTCGAAATCAGCGCACTACCATAAGGCTGCCACCCTTCCTTCAGTTTTTGAGTTATTCGTTTCGCAAGGTCTGACGGCGACGCCGCCCTGACAACATCATAGTGTTTAAATGCCATGAATCCTCCCGGCCGGGATAATATTGTGAGTAAAATAAGGAGCGGGCTGAAGTCCGGAAGTTACAGGACAATGGCAGAAGGAAGACTACAGCCCGAAATACGAAAAAGGCCGCGCAGTTGCGCAGCCTTATGAATCCTGGTTAAAATGATTTCGATTATTAAAACGAGTATCTCATGCAATTGCCCGAACCCACTCGGGCTTTTTTACATGTAAAAAGGCCCCTGCTATGAGAGGCCTTGGTATATGCCTAATCTCTGTATACTGCATGGTGCCGGGTGCCTCCCGGTGAGTTCGGCCTGGTACCACCGAACCCGTGTCGATAATGAATCACAAGCAAGGATTTTTCACCAGTCGCCCCTCCACACAGGGGGATTCACCATGCGAAATTTTTTTAACAAATGCTCAGTCTGACAGGCAACTGTCAACTGACTGAATTGTGACACAGATTACACTTGTTACCCACATACCACGAATCAGGTTATGCCTCAGTCATTATTAAACTGCACTTCAGCAAATCCGGAGCCTGATTCACAGGTACTGGATTTGATTGTGACAGTCATTCCTGTCAACTGAGCACTTTGCAGTAACGGTTGCAGATTCCAGCGACTGGTCCAGTATTCTTTCCCGTCAACCTTCACTGTAAATGTGTCATCCTCATTATACTTGGAAAACTCAATTTTACCTTTAGCACAATCCGCCGCCATTGCATTAACAGAAGCTAATGCAAATAAAACCGCCATAAACATCTTCTTCATGCTTAACTCCTTTATTTACCCGTTGTATATAAAAACTGTGACTTTCTGTTCAGAAACGCTGCAGCTGTATTACTTTCCCATAATGTATTGTTTATTTTTATAACAGGCCTGTCGCCAGTTATCTGACATTCTGGTTGACTCTCTTCATTCACGGCGCGAACAGAACGCGCCCCCTGATGATGGCAATTCAGTATAACGGCCACAGTCCCCAGTATCGCTGATATATTATTAAAGGATATTCTCCCCACTCTGACACCATCCTCTCCCCGATACTCCGGAAGCACATTGCTGATTCGCCCCCAGTTCAGAGTGAGGTCCACGTCTCCCGGCGTCATCGTATACACAGGAGCAGTTTCAGACAGTGCCTGACGAAATTCTCTCTGTATCTGCCTGAAGCGTAAGGCTTCTGCTGTGACAGTGACAAAACGCAGAACTGCTCTGGATGCATCTCTGGTCATTGTATTACCACTGAACTCCATTAACGCCAGATATGATGAAACCAGTGAGTGACGACTGATTTGCATTCCGGAACGTTCCAGCGCTGCGACACGTTGCAGAGTGGTATAACTGCTGTCCGTTGTCATGGAAACCGTTGTCACACCGGGCACTGATATATGTGTAAAATCTGAAAAACGGTAGAAAGTATTTGTTGCCGTATTAACGAACCCGGCCACATATAAATTATTTTGCTCAATAATCAGACGAAGATGGTCAAAACGCGCCTGATAGACATCAAGCCCTCGTATATCCACAGCAAAATAACTGCCCGGTGGGGTGTGGTTAATAACAGACACCGATGTGGTCCCCTGAGATATATGTTCAAGAGGGGTCGATATCTCTGTCCGTATACTATTTAACGAAGAGACATAACTTTGTTGGGTCGAAAAGTCTATCGTAAACTCCCGGGAATAGGATACCGAAGAAAAACCCAGTAACAGGCACAGTACCCATTTAAATAATATACACTTCATATACAGGTGTTCCTTTTGGCTGAAGTAATCAGCACCAGACCCGGCGCAGATATAAAAAAGGCCCGCAAAAGCGAGCCTGGTAAATAAATATGGCGCGTTGTACTGGATTCGAACCAGTGACCGATTGCTCAGAAGGCAATTGCTCTGTCCGGCTGAGCTAAAAACGCAGAATACCGATAATGGACCGCCATCGGAGACTCGAACCCCGCGAAACCAGCTTCGAAGGCTGGCGTTCTATCCCGATGAGCTAATGGCGGTATGTGATGGTGGCCCTTGCTGGATTTGAACCAGCGGCCTGGCGATTATGAGTCGCTCGCTCTCACCACTGAGCTAAAGGGCCGGGCGCAGGATAATAACGTTACGAAATCAATGTTGCAAGCATTCAAGAATCACCTGGTTAAAAATTACCCTTGCTTCCTCCACCAGCGCATTCACCATGTCTATCCGAGATAAGTGGCACAAAAAAACCCGCTTGTGGGCGGGTTTTGTTTGCTTTTGCCATCACGTACAAAATCGGCAAAATATCAGATTTGCATGAAATATATGCCTTTCAATCTACTTTTGCAACACTTTGCTTTGAAAATGCCGCCTTTTGTTTTGAACGCGTTCTCATTACAAACAATAAAGCCTCACTATCCAGTCGGTGAAAAATGTGTTTCATTGCAACCCAGTGACGAGTAAATGTTTTGGACCAGTTTTTAGTTGTCACTCCCACCAGTAATGCCAGCTCCTTGTATTCATAACCTTCCCCACCAAAAAGTTCTGCTTTTACTGCCTGCGCCGCCAGCCAGATTAATTTTTTCAGGCGTTCCTGCGTTTTCCCTGCAATTTTTCTGGTACCGGATTGAGTATTAAATTCATTCCACGCCCACTGTGTTATCGCGATCTGATATTCCCAACAAATACTCCCGCTGTAACACCACAACAACCAGGCTTTATGATGTTCTTCAAGAGACAGAACAGCCCGCCGCCACGATGATGTCGAAAACTCAACCGGACTGACCAGAGGAATTGACGTCACCTTCGCCAGCGATTGCTTTCCCGGGATTGGTGGATTATCCCGCGTTATCATTTTTCCAGTCACTTCATCGCGGTACCGGATTTTTTTTCGCCTGTAACGCCCTGTATCGAACATGGCATTCTCCTGCCAGGCTTCAAGCTGACCTTTTGTTGCCCCACTCAAATCAGCGGTGGCGATAATGAGCAGCTCACGCACAAACTGTAAATAGTGGTTATTCATGCGCACTCCAGTTCTGTGATTTTTATCCCCAGCCGCTCACCAGGAACGAGCTGACCGCGCACAATATTGATTTCATCAAACTGCTCGTCGTCTATGAGAAGTCCGGCATGCGTCAGCACATCCTGAACCGCCCCGGAAATCCTGGAGACTAAACTCCCTGAGAAAGAGGTAAACAGGATGACTAAAAATACTCGTTTTTCCCCCGAAGTCCGTCAGCGGGCGATTCGTATGGTTCTGGAAAGTCAGGATGAATATGACTCACAGTGGGCGGCAATTTGTTCCATTGCCCCAAAGATTGGCTGTACGCCGGAGACTCTGCGTGTCTGGGTTCGCCAGCATGAGCGGGATACCGGGGGCGGTGATGGTGGGCTCACCAGCGCTGAACGTCAGCGTCTGAAAGAG